AAACATAAAATCTTTTATATCTTCCAGCCGCTTTTTCATGCTTCTCATCTCGTACTTAGGGTTCTTTATATTCCTCCTGACCTTGTCAAGAGGAATATATTATGATGTTGCGTAGCAATATCATAATATATTCCTCCTGACCTTGTCAAGAGGAATATATTATGATGTTGCGTAGCAATATCATGCGTCCTCTGCATCTTCTCTGAACAGATCATCTATACTGCAGTTCAGCGCCGCTGCCAGCTTTGGCAGCTTATCCGCGCGTGGCGTGTTCTTTCCGGTTTCCCATTGTGATATAGCTGTCTGATCTACATTCATGAGTTTTGCAAATTGGCTCTGGGAGTATCCTGACTTTTTTCGAAGTGATTGTAATAAAAACATTTGCCGGTCCCCTTTTTTAAGTAGTTTTACTTCTATATTTGTCATTTTAGTAGTTAGCTAGTAGGCTGTCAAGTAGTTTTTCTACTATTTTTTATTTTTTTATTGCTTTTTAGGAGTTTGGCTACTACTATATGTATTACATAAAGGTATAAAGTATGAGTATTATTAAAGATTTAAGGAAAAAGCTGGGCTTATCTCAAAAAGAGTTAGCCGATAAATTATTTGTAAATCAAACAGCTGTTAGTCAGTGGGAGCGTGGCGTTACTACTCCAAATAAAAACACGTTAATCAAACTGGCTGATATTTTTGGTGTTACCGTAGATTATCTTCTTGGCGTAAAAGAAGATGAAGATAAAGATATTGCTGCTATCCTCCAGGAGCTTAAGGATCGTCCGGAGCTGAAGACTCTCTTCTCCGCATCCTCCAAAGCTACTAAGGACGATATCATTCGTGCTGCCAAATTCCTCGATGCTATGGCAGAAGGTTCAGATCAGAAATAACAAGATCAAATAATTATATAAAGGAATGGGGAAATACAATGAATGACATTTTCATTCGTTTAGTTAGGTTTCCGTCTTTAAGCGTTCCAAGCGCTGTTATGATGGATCCTGATGGAGATTACAACATATATATCGATGAACGCCTCTCTCCGGAGGCCAGATACCACAGACTTAATCATGAGATCAGACACATTGCCGGACACCATTTTGATGATGATGTCATTGTTTCTGATGCAGAGAAAGAAGCGAACGAGTAATGCCTATATATAAAAAGCAAGGCAAAAAAGACGGCAAACAAAAATACAGAGTCAGGATCAATTACAAAGACAGTTTTGGTGAACCGCGTCAGATAGACCGGGTAACATTCGGTATTGATGAAGCTAAAACTTTAGAGATGCAGCTGATACATGACCTTAAGGATGAATCACCAGCGCGGAATATGACTGTCCGGCAACTGTTTGATGAATGGTGCCGCGTTAAAAAGTACGAGATCAGAGAAAGCACTCTTGAAAAGAGCAAAAGAGTGCTTGAGTTTCATGTGCTACCGACATTTGAAAACATCAAGCTTAAGGATCTTGACATGAAAAAGATGTCACTCTGGAAGCTTGATATGGAAGCCAAAAAAAGTTCAAAAGGCAGTGAGCCTCTTGCTCTCAGAACAAAGCAGGGTGTATACAAAGAGTTTCGCGCCCTGATCAACTATGCCATTAAGATGGATTATATAAGTAAGAATCCATTGGTTAAGCTCGGCAACTTCAAGGATTCCAACTACATCAAGAAGGATATGCAATTCTATACAGATAAAGAGTTTGCCGAGTATATATCTGCCGCAAAAGAAAAAGCCGTCACAGATGAAAATAACGGCTTTATGAGTACATGGGATTATTATGTTTTCTTTATGATCGCTTTTTTTACAGGTATGAGAAAAGGAGAGATATATGCTCTCACATGGAATGATGTGGATCTTAAAAAAGGGTTTGTTAGTGTAAAGCGCAGCTTGTCTCAAAAGATAAAAGGCCCGGACAAGATCACTCCTCCGAAAACAAGATCTTCTATCAGAACGCTCCAGCTTCCTTCTGTTCTGATCAATGCCCTAAAAGAGCATCTGATCAGGTGGAAATCTGCACGCGGGTTTAAGAATACGTACTTCATCTGCGGCGGGCCGGCGCCTGTACGTGACAGTTCACTTGAGAATTACAACAAACTGTTTGCAAGTACTGCCGGGCTTCATAAGATCAGGATCCATGACTTCCGGCATTCGCATGTTTCTCTTCTTGCAGCAAAGGGTGTGAACATACAGGAGATAGCCAGGAGACTTGGCCATTCTGACATAGAAATGACCTGGAATACGTACTCTCATCTGTACCCAAATGAAGAAGAAAAAGCAGTGGAAATATTAAACGATTTAGAAATAAACGTGTAAAAATCGTGTACAGAACGTGTACAGCAACCTATATAACGCAAAAAGTGGCTTTGTTAAGCCATTTTTTTGAGCGTTGGTGGAGGCGGGGGGAATGCATAGAAGCATTTTTGCCACATTTTACATCTTTTCAAGTTTCTAAAAAGTCGCTTTATATAGCCTTTTTTAAGGAGCTTTGTTTTTTATAGTTTGCAACTAAAAATGTTCGATTCACCGAAAACGTGTACAAAGCGTGTACAACACTTCCTTTCACAAAAAACAAAAAGACATTAAGTATGCTTCTTTTTTGATGGACACACGTCATGCTTTGGATCGTACCACAGAACTTTGAAATATTCCCTGTCACGGATTCCTATAATTCTCAATCTATTTGTGAAAGCAAACGAGAATAGTGAATCGGAATCGCTATCAAGCATCTTCTTTTTGAATCGTTTTAGCGCTTCAGGTGACAACTTATCGTAGGATATCTCATGGTGCTTAGACTTATTATCATCATGCCTTTGCGCTCTGATCGCACTCCAGGTCATATTAGAATACTCTATTATTTTGGTAAGAACAGCCTGACTATCAAAATCCTCGCGCGAAGGATTAAAAGCAAAGGCCCCGTCATTATCTATGTTGGTGAATACCCATATTGGGCACTTCCCTTCTGACGAGACCGGAGAAATTATTACACGCTTTTTATTCTGTTTCTTTGAAGAATTTACTCGTTTATTTGGGCTCATAAACTTCCGTAATACTCCGCCATGCTCTCTATCGTAATCACATTCTCACACGGAGCGCCTTCGGGAATATCTCCCCTTGCATCAATCCAGGGCGGCTCACTGTGCGTTAATTCCCTAAGATCATAGGGCTCTTTATCCCCATAGCTCTCAAGAACGGAGTCAATAGAATCCTTTTCATCGTCATTTATAGCGTTTATGTTGCCCAATCTAAGATCACACTCTTCTATCATAAACCTTCCTTTATGTGCGTTAAAAAGGTCTCTGCAAACAGGACCATTTGCCCACGCTTCAAAATCCTCACTAAAAAGCGGGGTCTCCGTCCATGCAGTGTGCCACGCCTGAGAGTAATAACAAAGCTTCTGAAGTTTCCATGTGCTCATCTTGCCTTTTTTATGAAGTATGTATTTTGCCACATCAAAAACACTTGCCATATCACAGCTCCTCCTCACATAAGTATTATAAACATACTTAAAAATAAATATCAAACTGCATCTAAAGAATATGTGATACTTAAATATATATTTGATTTTATGCTTTGTCAAGAATTCTTTTCTGCAAAAAACAAGACCGGGTTTCCCCGGTCGATAGATAACGTGCACTTTAAGTAAAAACATGCACGTTATTTGTTTCTTAGCCTGTCTTGGTGCATTCTAAGTAACATTATTATTTCTTAAGTCTTTCTATAAGTTCAGCAAATGCGCTGCTGCCTGCCATATACAGCGCTGTTGTGCAGATCATGCCGAATGTCGTAATTTCCGAAACTATTCCTGCTGCATATAGTATGTCAAGGTTAAACGTTATAACTGCTATAGCCCCAAGTATGCCGGCTATGATTATAGTAATAAACTTGGCGCCAGGCAGTGTTGACCATAGTGGCTTAAACCTATCGATGATGTACCATATCACTATACTGATTGCTACTATTATTCCTACCATTTCCATTTACTTCTTTCCTCCGTTAAATATAAGATACTTATCTATCCAATAAAAAATAGATCCACCAATCAAATTACTCACGATTGTTGCACCTATTATCTTTGGATCATAAATCTGAGTTCCAGTCATAAGTGCCAGCACAGGGCCCAGCACGAACCCGGATAACTGCCACCTGCCCAGGTATAACAAAAACTTAACCATTAGCCTATAAGCTTAGCCCATGTCTTGGATCCGACAATACCATCAGCCTCTGATTCGCCCATTGTCTTCTTCTGAAAAGCTTTTACTGCAACTTCCGTCTTGGATCCGAAATCACTATCCGGATTAAGGCCTGCATTGTTCCTGCTATTGAGTAAATATTGTACTGTTCTCACCTGTTCGTTCTTATGACCCTTTTTAAGCGTTTTAACTTCCACTGTGCTCATACCTCCTACCGGTTTTTCACTACCATCGTCCTGAATCTTTCTAACTACACACACAAGGCCTCTGTTGCCTTTTGTGCCGTCTGTTCTTGTTACGATCTTGTTCTGCTGCTTATAGCAGTAATCGTACATATTGATCGTTCTGGGCTTTCCTCCGGGATGTCCGCAAAGCACCGTGCTGCTTGCTGATGCACCAACCGAATACACCATCTCAACATGGCCTATATAGAGCGGCCTTCTATGGCTAGTACCTCGGAACAGTAGCAGATCACCCTTACGGAGTTTACTCGTATCGGTAATCTGGCCGTTCTTAATAGGAATATCAACTTTCTCAAGTCTTTCATACATACCCTCGGTATTGATAAGTCCAAAGCCATACCCGGCGTCAATATACGCGCCTGCTGTAGATGACGAACAATCAGAATAATAATTGCCATCTTTGTACTTTTTGTTGTAATACGATCTTAGGTCCTTGCTGTACTTATTCCTGCCGATCATAGGCTTATACGCATCTATGACCGCCTGCCTTTTTTGCTCAGCATTCATCTTTTAACCTCCTCCAAATTCTCAAGCCTGTGGTTGACTCTGTTAAACTCATCATCAGTACGATCAGCTCTTGATTCCAATTCATACATTCTTTCAATAAGGTTATTGTGCTTGTTCACCTTTTTCGTAAGCTCGTCAATTTTGTATGTTGTTAACGATGTTGATTTGCTGATGCCTGCTAATGTGCCTATAAGCGTCCCCGCAAAAGCAATGACCGCTGTTATTATTGCTGTATAATCCAATGTTTCCTCCTTTCGCTGCCATTAAAAAAGACGCTCATTGCTGAGCGCCTTTCCTTCAGGCTTGTGTATTTTATTTTCCAAACGCAGCTTTAAGCCGTTTCTTGGCTGCTGCTTTTTGCTTGGCCGTCATAAATACATTGTTATCAATGTTCTTTACCTGAGTTGCATAGTCTGCGTTCCTCTGGGCTTCCGTCTGTGCTTTCAGGTTGCGCGCTATGTATTTGCTTATTGATGTCTTTGCTATACCTGACACTGATTTACGCGAGATCGAAGGTGCTGCTTTAACTGTGACCTTAGGCACAGTGCCGCTATCGGTTCCGGAGGATCCACTGCTACCGGAGCCTTTCTTCTTAGAGGAGCCGGATGATCTTCTTCCGGATGACCTTCTTCTGCCGCCCGAAGATCTCTTGCCGGATCCGGAACTGCCTGAGCCTGAGGCTTCTTCCTCCCCGCCTCCAACAGCGTCCTTTTTCCTGTAGACCTGATTGGCCCAATACAGATACTCTTTCTGGCTGTCATTCAGTCCAGGCAAGCTGTTTACATAATCTTCTATCTTCTGATTACGTTCTTTTTTTGATCCGGTAGATTCATAACCGAACATGTAAGTATCAATATATACGCTGCTTGGTATATTGTAATCATCTTCCGCGACCTGCATTTTACTATGCGCCTTATCACCCATAATAAGATCGTCTACTAAAGACTGCTGCGTTGTTTTGTCAAACGGCAGACCTTTGATATAGTCAACCTTATCTTCATGACCATCAACTCTGTCTGAAACGTACGCATAATCTTCTGGGGATATTCCCATATCAGCGATCGACTGTAACGTGCTTGCCTTATAATTAGGCAGCGTGTACCCTTCCGCTTCCTTGATTTTCGTTGCAGCGGTATTGTCAACTGTTTCAGCTGCTGTCTTTTCTTTTTCAGTTTTCTCTTTAAGGCTTTCCCTTATGATCTCAGCTGCGCTCTTAGAAGAATGCTCCATCTTATATGCGATAGTATTCTCTTCTTTTGTTGATTTTGTTTCAAATGCCTTTGCATAAACTGAAGCCGTTGCGTAGTCGTTAAAGTTAAGATCCAGCAGTTTTTGCTTCTTTTCAGCTGAAGTCATATCATCGTTTACCGAAGCTTTGAATATAGCATAACTTACTTTATCAAAATCTTTACCTTTATCCACCGACTGGTTGTGATCACTCAGCCACTGATTTTTTGCGTTTTCCGCTGCCAGAGAATTAATCTCTTTGATAGCCTTTATCTTCTGTTCATCTGTTAAACCCGCAAAAGCCCTTTTCCCCATCAATGCATTTATATTAGCTGATGCTTCTGCCTGCGCCATCTGGCGTATAGCGTCCTTATCATCCTGCTTTAGCTCATAAGTAATACCGTTATAGGTATACTTATCAGGATCCGATAAGAACATACCGTTTACATCTCCTGTTATTTCCTTGTAATCAGTGAGCAGGCGTTTGATCTCATCGCGGTATTCTGTTTTTATGCCTTTACCATTGCGGTTCTCAAAATATTTATTGAAATACGCATCGGTATCAGCCATTCCTCCGAACAGCCATGATCCCCAACCTTCTCCAGAGGCATTCTTTACATCGCCCAAATCTACGCCGTACATGAGATCCTCGTACTCTGCCTTAAACTCCGGAGAAAAATTACCGATTATTCCGCAGACGTATTTTCTGGCGTTTGCAACAGGAATACCAAACATTGTCGCTATGGTTTCAGCCAGTTTCTCAGCTGATCTGAACAGAGCTTTAGGACTCTTGTCGCCGGTTGATACCGCACTAAATACGTCGTAAACGTTCTTTATAGCTGTAGTAAAATCATTTATTACGCTCAGCTGCGGTGCAGATACGTCGTAATAGTTACTGTTCTCGTCTATCATTGAGGATATGAACGAATACAGCTCATTCCCGCCGATAACACTTCCGGCTAGTGATCCGCCTGTTTCCTTGCCCATGTAATTGAATAAACCTTCAAGCGAAAACTCGCCGTTTTCGTCTACAAAGTTTTCCCATCTGCCTTTCAGCATCTCGCTGGCGCCTCTTATTGCTGCGATCATTACTGCAGCTACTGTTACGGCTCCGATAGTCTGAGCAAGCCCTTTTCTGGCCTTTTTCAGTTCTTCTTTTTCTTTCCGGCCTGTCCTGCCTTCTTTTCTAGCGTTTCTATATGCCTTAGCTTTAAAGAATACATTTCTTACTGCTTCAAGAACAAGATTGAAATTCTGCAGCGGCTGAGTCTTGAACATCGTCAATGATTTGACTAATTCGTTATCAGATCGCAAAATCTCCGGCCTTTCTGCTGTCGTGTAGTTAGGCTGTGTCAGCGAAACGCATTTATCCAGCGTTTTACCTACCTGAACAAGATACTCTTCTGATCCTTTTTTAAGGTTTGGAAAATGCTCTTCTACATAACACTCACATGCGCCCCACAGTTTTCTGACTGTAGCATTATCCATCTGCTGTATCCAGTTGAATAAAGGCATCTTGTCAAGCATGGTTTTGTTTTTAGTAAGGTCATCAAAGTCGGCTGTGTAATTGCCTTTAGATCTGTAACGATAGTAGACTGAGTATTTTTTAACAGTTTCAGCGTCTACTTTACGCGCTAAACCTTTTATGACATTACCAAAACCTAAATACGACGCTGCCGTCGGTAATGAAGCCGACTGCATGAAAACAACACCAGGGTTTAATGTGAGTGTTGATCCAGCATATCCTGATCTGATCTTAGACATAACCCGGCCATCACCAGATTTCTTTCCGCCGCCCTGGAGATCTGTTATGTACTTTTTAATGTAGTTTTTGCCGGCCAGGCCCATACGTTCATTCAGTGCTGCTTTGACAGAAACATCACCATCGTTGTAGTTATACACCTTCATAAAGTTTCTTATGGGTGCAGCCAGGCCTACATACTTGCTCATGCCGTCTATATGGCTGTCTAAAGCCTCAAACGCATCAACCAGCAGAATAGGATTATGTGCTCCCTTAACACGTTCTTTGAGCATTCCCTGGCCTTCTATAGTGCTGTCGTTTATGAGCGAATCAAATACGGTTTGAGTATAATTCTCATCTGTTATGATCCTGTAGTAGTTTTTCTTTATAAACCTTTCCCAACCATCAATAGCTAGCGACGTTTTATTGCCTTCAGCCGGCGACATGCCGTTGTAGTATTCTTTGAACGCGATATCAGCCCATTCCTTTTCTTCCGGAGTCATGGTATCGATTATGCGCTCGACCATCTTCTCGGTAACTTTGTAATTTTTCCCTGCTGCCTTTGCTTCTTCGTATTTACCTTTTTCCCAAAGCTTCTGATCAGGAACAGTTATACCACCACCGTCATAAACGTGCATCTTGCCGTCATCACCGCGATATTGCCCGCCGACCATGTGTCTCATCGCGTCGTAGTCTAAAGAGTTAAGGTAAACAGCTATTCTTAAACCAGGAGTCAGTTTAATTGTTTCACTTCCATTTATAGGAACTACGCCGGTATCGTGCCACTTTGCTTTCTTTCCTGCCCATTCCTTTTCAATGAGCTTTTTATTCCTATCGGCGAAATCTTCAAAAAGATCATTAGCACGGTTTTTGAAATCAATAGCTTTAGTCTGACCTTCGCGTATATCTTCAACCAGCCGCTGCATAACACCGTCCTCGGCGTATCCGTCAACCTCTTTAGCAAACGTTTCCGGACGCAGCATCTTTACTGTAAAGAAATCAGCAACACTATTATCCTTTGCAACCTTCGGCCCGGCTGTTTTCATCTGTTTGACAAGATTGTCGCTAAGATCCGATATCTCACGCGCGCCCTGTTCTCTGATCTCTTTCTTTGCAGTCTGGAGCTGGTGCAGCATCATCTGGCCGTTCTTAAATAACTGATATAGCTCGTCATTAGTCATTTCAGCTATAAGCTTGCCGTTAAGCTGATTCATGATCTTCATTATAGGATCATCTTCTTTATAAGTTCCGGCTGCTGAATCCCAGACGTATTGTTTAGCGCCTGGTACTTCTCTTCTGAAGCGATCCAGATCATCGATCTGTTTCTTAAGATTAATTCGTTTTCCATCGCTCATCCCTTTGAAATAAGGAACGATCGTGCCAAACTCTTCAATCATCTTTGCTCTGAGCTCAGGCTGCGCCTTCTTTGCTGCTTTTTGAACGCGTCTGGTCATGTCAAGCACCTGGCTTGTCAGATTTACCCTTCGCCTCGTTTCTTTATAATTCTTCAGCTTTTCGCCTTCTGTTTCAGCAACAGGTTCGGTTTGCTGCAGGCTTAACCAATCCGGATCCTGATTGAGCGGATCCTGGGCGTCAAGTGATGCAAGGTTCTCCGGGCTGTAGCCGGGGATAGCCTCTCCTTTTGATTCCGCAGCAATACCAACCAGCTTCTTTTCCAGAGTGTCTACCAGCTTATTTGCCATGCTTGCTATCTCTACACGCTGTTCATCAGTATACAGATTGCTGTTGCTTCTGGTCGTTCCGCGCATCTGCTGCCTAATATCGGCCATTCGCATAAGCTGTTCAGTAGGATTAATGATATCCTCCGGGAACAGCTCCGGATATCTGGCATTTAATTCCTGATATATAACATCAACCGGTGTTCCGGTCTTATGCGTTATATTCAGACTGCCCATCTGGCTTTTACGCCAGGCGTTATAGTCTGTAATATCACGCTGAATAGCATCGCTTACTTTAATTGCTGTTTTACGGAAGTATTCCTTAAGCTCAGGGAAATTATCCATGATATAATTTTCGGATATCTGGCCCGCATCCCACATACGCGCGACAAGATCAGTCACTGCGTCGTTATCAACCATACCGGTCTCAAATGTGTTCGCTGCTATCTGCTCGATTTTAGCCTTAAGGTCTGCCTGAACGCTCTTCTTATTTGGAACGTTCATCAGCCTAAAAGCGTTATCAGTAAACTCTTTAACAGCTTTATCATACTGTTTGCTGAGTTTTGACTTAAGCTCAGGCTTGGAAACAGCAGTTTCTTCGCTTACAGTATTGACCTCTGGTTCGCCCTGTGCTACATTATCATTAGAAAGACTTGATTTTACTTCTTTCGCGGTTGCTGTTGGAGCAACGTCGGCGCTTGAAGTATTGATCAGGTCTATTTCTTTTATTATCTTATGTGTTCTGTAATTATTTCTATCTACCGTTACCTCAACATCGAAAGCCACAACATAATCATTATTATTAATCTCGGCCGGCGTTTCAAAATAGTCATATCTGATTTTATTCTTTTCTTTCAGAGTTTTGCCGTATTCTCCACTGCCGACATAATTGCCGTTACTAATTATTTCTTCAAGATTTTCAAGGACAGCCAGTTTTTCAGGTGACATATTGACATCGTTAACCACTTTTTTAACGAGTTTTTTGCCAAGTGATATCACATAACTCTCGCCGTCAAAACTCAAGCCATTAACCGGTACACTTTTTGTGTCTTTGTATATCCTATCGAATATCTTGTTATATACTGATGTCAGGAACCCTTTGAACGATTTATCAGTTTGCGATTCTGCTCGGCTAATCAACTTTACAGCTTTACTATAATTCTTATCACTAATATCTACTCTCGTATCATTAGTCTTTATTTGAACAGGAGTAGGTCCAGAATAAGGCCGCTTTATTGTTGTAGCTTGTCCAACTTGTATCGGTCCCCCAGCAGCTTCAGAATTGTTCACTGTTTGTTGAAATTCTTCCGGCGTCTGCATCTCATAATGAGTATCTTCGCGCGACGGCACTTCTTTGTTTATGTGAAATCTGTTTTTCTGATCAGCATGCTGCTTTGCAGTGCCACTTTCTATAGACGCCTTAAGATCTTTTATATACTCATCGACTTTACCTTGATCTGATAGTGTGAGCTTACCGGCATATAAATCTGCTAAAACTTCCTGAAAAACGTCATTAGGTTTTGTATAAAACCAATATTCGTTGGAATAATCAAGCATAACTGCATCATACTCATTGTTTGCATTTAAGAGTGCAAGAATATTCGAAGCGAAAACGTCGGTTTCTTCTTGGTTTGCATAGTATATCCAATGGAAGCATTCATGCTCCCCATTAGAAAGCATCCCCTTGCTTTCCAAACTTAGGTACACGATACCTTCTGACGTTACGAACGCATCAGCTAAAGAAGCGCCTTCAGCAATATCTGCATCAGCGCCTCCTAAAAAGTATTTTGTAGTTAACCCATATTTATTTGAAATATACTCCCTTTGTACCCTCGCATCTTCTGGGAGCAATGATTCATCTGTTACAATGCTTATTGTTGTTTCTGATCCGTCGTCCGCAACAACACTTGTTTCTTCATAGCTCTTACTTCTTCTAATGTTTTCCGCGGCAGCGAGCCGTTCTTCATAGCTTGCTGAGCTTTCACAAAGTCTTTCATAGCCTCCGGTTTCACGGATACCAACCCATTTTTCGTCCGCATCAAATACTTCAGGATCTGCATTATAAGATAATCCTCCATTATCGTTGTTGAGTTTATATTTTATACTTAATTCACTGTCGTCAAATCTTTTTTCTAACGGTATTATATCACCGTTTTTATCGTATTCAAACGGTTCAGCGCTCTTTATCTGCTCAGAGGCAAAAGGAATATAAACAGTATGTTCCGCACCGGAATACTTCCCGCCCAGATCCTTAATACCGTCATAGCCGAGCTCTTTCAGATATCCGCTGACAAAGTCAGGGATTGACGTCCAGGCATACGTTGTGCCATTTTGCATATCTTCTGCAGCCTTTTCCACCCACTCGTCAACAGTCCACCTGTTCTTATCCCAAAGATCAGCGCCGCTGTATTCTTTGTTAAATATGCCAGTGTTGTTTTCGGCATATTCCTTTATACCGGTCAAGAGATCTTCACTTACATTAGCTGTGTCAAACGGATTTTGAATACGCAAAAATACATGGTATGTTTTAGGTTCTTTATAATCAGGATCTAAGTATTGGACATCATCAATACCGGCCAGCTTGAGCACGTCCTTAAAACGTCCTTCCTCGCCATATAAGTTGCCATCTACAAGCCATGACTCAATAAGAGCTTCTATAGCGTTACCATTATGTTCTCTTAAAAGATACTGATCAAAATTGCCAAGACCATTATTAGTATTCGGATCGTAAATTATATTCTCTCCATTTTCATCGAGCGTTATATGTTTAGCACGCTCAGTTATATCGGCTTTTTTGCTACTACTTAAATTTCTCCAGGTATCAGAAATAGCAACATCTACACCATTGCTGTTTGTCCTAAACTGAGAATAATAATCTGAATAGCTATCATCATACGCTAAAGACGTGTCTCTCTTATCGTTCGCATAATTATCAGCGATCTCTTTACTGTCAGTAAAAAATGCCATCGGGCCTGATGTTGCTCGCTCAGGGAGGAAAGTATCTCCCACTCTGTCCGCTCTGGGTGTCCCATGATAAGCTTCAATGTTATAACCTTTCTGGCTAGCTTTTTCTGCTACTAATTGCGATGCTTTTTCAGAATTATTATCTGCTACTGCTTTCAAATATACATCTTCTTTTATTTCATTTGATATTAAATCTCCGGCATACTTTGTTATCATTGGAGTGCTGTCTGTATTAAGTGCCAGCACATTGCTACCCTTAATAACCGCATTCGTATTATCAGCCAGGTTGCTGCCACCATACTTAGCAATCATTGGGAGATCATTTGCACCGCTAGGCGCCCTGCCCAGCACTGCATCAATCTCGCCTTTACCTCCCGCATATTGGTCAAGCGTAGGCGTCTGAATGCTATCCAATGGGGTTGGTTCAGCACCTATCCCTGCCGGCAAAGCCATATACTGGCCCCTATATGACGACTCGCCTGCACCAAAAGCACGAGACCCGGGATAATCAGCCATCAAATCTATTTCAAGATTTGCTAATCCTTGACCAATTTGATCATAAGCATCCATTAGATACTGCTTTTGACTTTTAGGGAACCCATACATCATCTCACTACTATTCCCTACAAGCATCTCTTTTCCCTGATTATGCAACGATCTCGCATTACGCGTATGTTCTATTGCACTCTCTATGTTATCATTCTGTATGTACTCCTTTAATGCAGCTTTATATTCAGCCTCGGCATTTAAGATGGTAGCCATGCCAGCTTCTGTTTCTTTCATCGATTTACTGCTGCCGCTGATAACACTGTTGAACATAGAGTATAAGGTAAGAGTTACCCATTGTTCTCCTAGTTTTTCGTTTTCTTCTTTTGAATTGAATGGGATGGTAGACACGACGCCTGTCGCCGCACCGCCTGCCGCACCTGCGGCTTTTATACCTGTTAAGGCAAGATTGCTGGTTGCATACTTTGATTTGGAAAGCGCTCCTTTTAAGGCACTGGTTATCTTAGACTCTGTTGCCCCCATAACGTTAAGCATTATCATGTTTTTAATAAAGTCTGTGTGAAGATTGCTCCAGTCATAGCCCTTACGCGAAGCCGACATCATTGTCAGAAAAGCCGGCATTCCTGTTTTACTGGCGCCTTTCAATATAAGGTTCGCAAACCTTGAGGCCTTGCTTGCTGTTTTTCCGGCTGTAGTAGCAATCTTTCCGGCTTGAGCTGCCCCATTAATGGCTGCACTGCCATAGTTCATCATAAGCATACTAGCGACCGTTCCAATAGTACCGCCAATGGATTTGGCAGTTTCCATACTTTCGATATTTTTTTTAATCTGTTTCTGTTCTTCTTGGCTGTAATATGTGCCAAGATCATAGCCGCCATTAAGATATTTTTGAAGATCAAAACTATCCGTATCAAGACCGCCTTGCATGTAATCATAACCGGGGATGATCGCTGCCATGCCTTCATATGCACCTTGCTCTATCTCTCTGGCTCTCATACTAAGAGTAGCAACCAGAGAATTATACTCATTTAGGCTCACGCCTAGAGCTTCAGCATCTTGTCTGCGATCACCGTATGTTAACATACGCCATGCTGTTACAGCATCCTGCTTTTCTTTATCTGTATAATAACTTTTGCTATATGCCAGTTTTTTGATATATTCAAGCAATCCGGGATCATTCTTTACAGCCTCACCGATAACGGACCCGCTTTTTACTCTTTGCCCTTTTGAGCGTTCTTCAAGGGTTGGAGTGCTCCGGACGGATCTCCTATTCGCGTACGCGTCATTCAACGGTTCACTATGCTTCTTACTTAATGACTGTAATTCTTTTGTATCGGTTTCAACATCTTTATAGTGTTTCTCTGCAGCTTTCTGTATATCCTGCGCTATATTTTTATCTTCTGTCAGATCATCTACTCTTGAAAATGCCGACTTTCTTGTCTGTGGCTTAAAACCGGATTCTTTTTCTATCTGTTCCCAAATCTGATTCTGTTCGGATTTAGTATACCCAGCTTTGTCCATCTCTTTCTGGATTGCTTGTGTGGCCTCATACTTAGCATCAACATCTTTTGCCACCTGAGCCTCAGACGCGTATTTCTGTGCCCAATTAGTTACCTTACTATTCTTTATGTTCTCCGCATTTGTTTTAAGGCCTTGCTTATTATATGGACCTATGTTGTTTCCTTTTTCAGTCTTCTTGTCAGTTTTTTTCCCTTTCATCTGAGCATACAGCCCACCATATGCTTCTGCTTCGCGCTGAGAACCACCGGAAATTCTGACTCTTGTTCGATTACTATCACCCAGTTGAGGCGCACCTAAACCCGGGATGTTATTGTTCGTATCAAGTACAGGAAGAGCACTATTGTTTTTGCCACCATACGACTTTTCTGCTGCGCCTCTGTCAACATAACCTTTACCAGCAACAGCCTGCTTACCTTTGTTCTTTTCTGCGATACGCTCACGCATTCCGTTTGATTTGGATTTTTTATCACTGTTGGAAACAGACACCTGCCTTAATTGTGGTGTTTGCAAACCGGGAGTTGAAGGTATCACATTCTTCGGCTGTGTTTCTTTTTTAGATCCTACGCCAAAATAGTCACCGGTCACCATCGTCTGGTTCTTCCAGGTACCGTCTGCGTTTCTGTTGTTTGTTTTCTTTACAGTATTGCTTCCGGATCCGGTAGATTTACTTTGTTTATTATTCTTGGTAATATCATAATTATCTGTATTACCACTTCCGGTATCCATTACATGTATCAGCTTTCCGCTGTTGTATGTATAAACCTTGCCGTTTACTCTTTTTCTTGTAATGTTGCTTGCCATGCTTAAGCTCCTTAACTCAAAAGAGCAGCCGTTTTTTTCAGCTGCTCTTATCAGGTACTTGTTTATTTGTTACGCTTTACTCATACCCAGGAAAACTTTATTGTTGCTATTTGTGATGCCATATTTATAAATGTATTTCTTACCATTTACCCATTTTTCTTGATAGTCATAACTCTTATACGGCGCTCCGGAAGATTGCCCTGTCGTGCTAGATAAACCACTCTGGTTAGCTAGAGCGCTATTATTTGTCTTTTCCGGTTCCGGTGTTGTCGGCGATGCTTTTTTCGCAGCTGCCGCAGCTTTTTGTCTCGCGGCCTCTTCCTCTGCTGCTTTCTTAGCGGCTGCAGCTTCTTCTTCGGCCTTTTTCTTTTCTTCTTCAGCGACCAGTACATTGTAGCGCTGCCCTGCCTGCGTTAAAGCAAGTGAATTTGCGTTCTGTCTAGCGCTTGCTATAGCATCTACATACTGAGATCTTATATTAGCAAGGTCCCCTTCGTACCCCACGTCAAGAGTAGTCTTATTATTGGCGTAATTCTCTTCAGCAGCGTTCCTGTTGTTCTGGTACGCCCTGTTTATACTTGCTAGGTTAGATTCGACCATACCGCCATTAAGGCCCTGTCTGGCCATTGCTGACGGCATATCGCGTTCTTCTTTCATTTTAGAGATATACGCTTCCTTAAGTGCTTTGTTCTTATTAGCTGTCAAATTCGCCTGTTGCTGATCGTATCCAGCCTTTAACGCCTTTTCCTGCTGTTCCTGACTCTGCTGCAGTCTTGTAACTGAATCGCCTAAAGCCTTATCAAACTCCTCTTTATATATCTGATCATAACTAACTGCCATCTTTTATTCCTCCTCGCTTCCCAGCTCAAGTTCTATACGCTGAGTGTATACGTCTTTATTTGAGCATCTTTTATTAAGACACTTATGCTGCACTACCCTGTACAGCTTGGTTTCTTTATCAGGTGTATCGTCATTTTCAACTGCGTTATAACCTTTAATTACACTCATCTCACAATTACACTTAGGACACTGCATTTGCATTTCCTCCTCTTTGCTCAAGCATTGTCATTATCTTCTGTTTGGTATCGTCTGACAGGTTGAGTTTTTCAAGCACCTGCATACGCTTCTCTTCCGGTACCTGTTCAAGCTCAGCACACAATGATGCAAGATCATCGTCCGGGATATCAGCTGCATAGCTTTCCGGTTCTTCCTGAGCAGGCTCTTCAGATGTTTCCATAGGTGTTACGTTCTCCGGGATTCCAGCAGACATCTCAGTACCCTCTGCGCCCTCAGGCAGCATGCTCTGTTGCTGCGCTTCGAGTTCTTTCCACCTGTCTATGATCTTTTGTTTGCTCTTTATAACTCCGTCTGGCAGGCATTCAAGGTAAGTTACTGCATCCGGAACGATACCTTGCGTCTTCATGGCATCAAGCGTCTGCATCTGCATAAGCTCTGACCAGTACGTTCCCTGACCGATATCTATCTTAAGTTTCATAGTGATGTCATTGAGTTCGTTAAAATCAAATGTACCTGATACGTCAGCGCCGTCTTCTGCTGATATAAGGTAAGATCTTTCGCCGTAATTCACGCGCATGATGTCTACCATATTACGGATCACATCTTCTACAAAGTTATAGAACACTAGGCGTTGTATATCGAGCGGTGCATTAGCTGCTTTCTGTACGGCTATGATAGCACTGGTGTTATCCGGCCTGACGTTACCCAGAGCTGCGTCTGATGCACCCATAAGATCTTTTGTCTGTGATATGGTCTGGTTTGCCAGATCCAGCGACTGAGCGTTGAATCCACCGGCCCCTATAGAATCTATAAGGACGGTGTCTCTTGGATTACCATTTACTGCTACTGCCTGACCAATACGGTTATTCCAGCCTTCTTTCAGCTTAGTCTTGTCATATACGACTTTAGGGAATGAATACAGCTTGGAATACTGCATAGCCATAGCGTACATTTTATTTACAAACGTCTGGTTGGCTATCTTGCCGGTCACAGGTGATATGCCGTGATAAGAGTTTTTGACTTCTTCCCAACTCATCCAGGCTATAGGGTAACGTTTGAGTTCCAGGTCAACAGGCTGTTTTATATAACCGTTCTGACAGGTCTCACAGCCCCATATATGCCCGGTCTCATCGTCTTTCCAGTATTTCCTGAGTATCGTCGCGTATCTGTCTTTTACGTTATAGTGAGTATTTAAGTACAAACTGTCTTCCGAATCAGATGATACTACGCTCGGATCTTCGCCATTAAGCTCAGCTTTACGTTTAGCTACAGACGTAAGAACACGATAAGAAAGTATGATATACGGTTGAGACTGCACATCAGGACTTGATGTGTCGCCAAAGAATACGTTGGTGTTATCAAGGATCTCTGTTGCGATGTCACCCTTTACAGCTTCACCTGTATCGATCGCTGGATCAAAATATACGTGCATACAAGCGTCCGCATCAACTGCCGCGTTTCTGATAGCTTTCCTGTTCTGAAACCTGAAGTTCGTATACTCCATAACATCGTCAACGGCGTTCTGCAGCACTTTAGGTATAAGATCCTGCTGCTCATCTGTTGCACCCGCGCCTAGCGTTACGTTAAGCGCTATATCATCAGATATCATAAGCGCTACATAGTAATTGACGACCGGCTTAATAAAGTTAAGAGTCGGCTTGTCCAGATCAGGCGCGTTCAGGTCTTCCCATTGCTTGTCGTTATAGAAGTTTTCATTGTCTCTGACTGTCTCGTACAGATCTATGTTCTGGTTATATGAAATACCATCCTGGTACTCATTCCAGATTCCAACAGGATCTGTTTTTATGTTCACTATCTATCACCTCTCTTAGGACCGGTATACAACATCATCTGGTTAATCTGGTCGTTTATTCGTTTTGCTGCCTTTTCTATTTCAGGATCTACTATTTCTACGTCAGTATCCGCGCCCTTCTCTTTTTTATGGTTTATAATTGCAAATGGTTTTCTCACATAAGCACCTGCTATAAACGCCAATAGCATTCCGCAAATAATAATTATCATTGTCACTGTTACCTTATTTAGTAAAGCCTTATACAATCAACTGCTACAGTATAGGTATAATTGGTACTATTATAGTTATATACTTGCTGTTTTATCGTAGTATTACCGGTGAGTGTCGCCACCATATAATTCATCACACCACCTCCACCTTGCTGAACACTTCTTGTGGCTCTTTGATCACTACCTACAATCAGTTTGTTTGCCATTGTGCCGGAGTTTCCTCCGCTTCCTTCTGCATGACTCAAAATCAACCATGTACCCGCTGGCAAAGTGAAGGTTTTAACATCTGTCCATGCGCCAGTTGCTACATTTGCTTTGGATCCCGTGTAACTTTCAACGTGATTAGTTATCGAGTCCAGTCGAGTCAAAAGCGCATTAAATCTGGCCACTACCAAGTCTTTAACAAGTGAATCAAACCGAGCTTTTAACGTTGACGCCTGACCACTAACTACATCAGGCAAAGATTCGATATCTTTTCCAACATAATCGCCAGCTACTATCTCTAAATCTGAAAATGCCATTTTGTATCCTCCTACCGTTTAATATCTTTCGCATAATGATAATTGAAGCATATCTTGTAAATACCAAAAGCCTCATTAATATTTGCATTTCGGATCTTTAGCCTAAACATTTTATATTTCTTCGCTTTTTTATTAGTGGGAACAAAGTAGGGAGATGCTGAAAGGCCAAACACCAGGTTGTCAAAATCTACTTCATCAAAATCAAACTCGTTTGACAGCGAATATCCCCTCGCTAAGGTCTCTTCCTCATCACGGCTGTAATATATCTGTGCACTTGATTTTGCAAAAGGCATTGCTACTACGCCCACATTGCGTTTATGTATCGTTTTGGTTACAGATGGATCATTAAGATCATCGAGTTTTGTTGTCCAGTACGCTTCGATTGGTTGCCCCGCATCACTATACGCTGACATAAAATAGTCTTTTTCATCTTTGAAGACATATACTTTTCCGTCCAGCGTCCCAAAATACAGCGACCCTTCATATTCACACACACTTCGCGCAGGAACGTTTGTCCAATAGTACCATTCATACCCAAAAGAGTTTGATTGGTTTACATTGCGCTGTTTGCTATCCGCAAGGTACACATGACCGTTAACAAACAAACAATAGTATCCGTTCCAAATACATGATACAGCTTCAGCGAGGTCATCTTCTTTTGTTAGTTTTGCATTTATGAAGTACGATCTCTGCTGAGTGGTGCGCTGCATCGTTACTTTGGATGTGTCGAGCCCAAACACACCGTCTTCAGCAAGGAAGATATTATCGTCATACAAAGTATTAAAACAATGCCTTGACACAGCTCCGGTACCTGCAAGCCCCTGTGTTACCGGGAATATAGTTTCCCCTGCAGAATCTTCGCTTACGGAACGCAAGAAGAGTGTTGAATCCTGGTCATTTCGTTGTTTGACAATAACCAGTTCCGAATACTGTTTTAAATAACCCATTATAGCGCTATTATCTGCTCCTATAACTGAATACTGCGTATCAGGGAAATATGTCGGATCGTTACCACCCGAGTACCAGTCGTAGTTTTTATACTCGTTGTTGCCACTCACAAACAACCTGGTATCGTTTCCTGCGCCATAAAAGGTGTGTATACTGCAATGCCTAATATAGTTCTCGTTTTTTGCTACAGTTTTACTGAACGTTATTTTGACATTATCTTCACCGGTTATCGGAGATACACCGGGAGCAGACGAAAAAGTAACAACGCCTGTCGTAACGTTTACTGAATATTCCGAACTGCTGATAGCAACCCATGCTCCAGAATTATTTAGCTTTTCAACTTTGTCTACTGAATTAATATCAGTTGCATCTAATTGGTATTGAACGGCACCTGCAGTACCGGCAAAAAGATTAATGCGCTGTGAAGATATTAGATTAATCGGTTCATAGTCTTCCCCGCCACCTGAAGGAGATGCAGCTATTACAGTGGTCGGCACTTTTCCTTTCACCCTTTGGCAAACGCTACCATCATAAACAAGATAGTTTTCGCCATCAAGAATATACAGTTTCCCACCCCATGTAAAAGCTGTGCTTTTAGCATTTTTAGCGCCCACATAGATTTCTGTAGGTATTGAATCATTAGGCAGAACCGCAATATACACATACGATGTCGGTGGATTGGGCTGCACTATAGGGCTGGTTTCTATGAATGCATATATCTTTTCCCCTGCGTGAACGACCATTCTTTCGACATTAACAGAATCAATAAACTTGAAAATGCCGTTGATCCGTCCGTCGAAACCTTCTGCAACCAACTCATATCCGGTCCGTTTTTGAGGAAACCCACCAAAATCTGCGATCATATTAACCGCATCAGGGCTTCTTGTCAGATCAACTTCGGTTATAGCTGACGAAAAGTCAACGCCTTTGAACCCGGAGTACGTTCGGGTATACTCTCTTGGTTCTGCAGGCACTGAACTCTGATACACTTCGCTCATGTTATCTTCCTCTAGTATGCGTCCTCTACATCTTCATACATCGTTGCGAGTACACGCTGCCTCTCAAACTCGTATTTGTTCTTATACTCTGCGCCCATCCCCTTGTCATCATCGCTGTATATGTATCCAGCTACACCGTATATCAGAATCTGGCGCGTCATTCTGGGCTCATAATCGACCACGTCGTTCATGTTCTCAATAAGCGGGATCTCTTCCATCTCCTCCTTGCCAGCCATGATCCTGAGCGCATTGTTATTATCAAAGTTTTCAGCAAGCAGTCTGTTTAATGTATTCAGAAAAAACGGACTGTAATCCGGTTTATCTGCATCTTCACCAAACATCAGCGTGACTGCTGAATCAAATATATACTGGGCTGTTACATCTGCCATTAGCTGTTCCATCCTCCTGTATCGCCAAAGTTTATATTGTCGAAGTCAAGATCTCCGAAATCTATATATCCGTCTATTGCTTTACCCCAAAGCGATATCACGTATTCACCATCGCCTTGAGTTATGTCTGATCCGTCAATCGTTACCGTTATGCTGCCACCGGCCGGGATATTTGTCTGACTGTAAAGCAGATCGCCTACACCTACACCTCGCGGATTTCCGGATCTTGTAGCTCTTACCTGAAACTCCTGCAAGGCAATGTCACAAGAAAATACTACCTGGCATGTGTCTTTACCGGTCACAGATGATACTTTATTTACTGATGCCGATATAACGGTAAGTGTAGGGATCATTTATACGCTCCATGTACCTGTGTCATTCTGTACAAATACTTTTACTATCTTTACACCGTCTCCGGCTGATGCTGCTTCAAGATCAGCACCTTTGATCGTTGTGGTTATGGTGTCACCTGTGCTCCAGCTGCCGCTTCCGCTGGTGTTTGTGGATCCGTTTGTCGTCGGTATCACAACACCGGCTGATTCGATATCGGTCGCAGCTGATACAACGCACACCTTATATGCTGTAAACGCTGTGTCAGCCTCAAACGTGATAGTAGCAGTGTCTTTGCCGGTTACTTTGGATATCTTAGAGTAGTCCGGGCCATAAACAGTAACAACAGGAACTGCTGTATCAAGAACTATTGAAGCATTCGCCTGTATGCTCTCGTTGTACACATCGTCTCTAATTTTTACATACAGTGTGTTTGTACCTTCAGCATTCAGCGTTACCTGTTTAGTTGCCTGGAACGTTTCCCATGACGCTGAGCTTTCGGTCATACAGCCTTGATATCCCCAGATCTTCATCTGGTATCCGGTCGTATCAGCGTCTGCGGTTGATATCCCAAGTGTTACAAGCGCGTTATTTGTCTTTGCTGCGCCGTTGTTTATATTCAAGGCCACACTCTGTGGGCCTGTAGTATCTAATGTAAGGTTAAAATATGATGCCATTTGTGATCACCTCGCAAATGTGTAATAAGGCAGACAAAATATGCCTGCCTTACACTTACTTCTTTTCTGCCTTTTTTTCAGCCGGCTTCTTAGCCGCTTTTTTAAGGCTGTCAGCAATGACTCTCGCTCCGGAGAGGATCCCCAGAGCTTCGTCATTTTTTGCTATTTCCAGAATAGACTTTTCGTCATAATCCTGGTTTCCTATACGGTACTTCATACTGCCACCTATTAAGCGTCAGTTTTGTCAGTTACAGGTGACCATGCACCTGCAGCGTTCTGACCGGCGACTTTGATCGTCTGGCCTGCGACAGTCGTTACTGCTGCAGAATAGACCTTAGCACTCTTTGAGTACCTCGGATCTGTGCCGTCAAGCGTGTAATAGAACGTTACGCCTGATACTGCTGTTACGGTAGCGGCATGAGATGCGATCGCAACGACCGGAGCTGCCACAGCCTTTGCGGCTGCTATGCATGCATATACGCCCATTGCCTTAGCTGCTCTTACGAATGCATCGAAATAGTATCTGCCTTCGAGCAGTGTGCCGTTGATTCCCGGAGGATCAATATGAATCTTAGCGTCGTTGATCTTCTTCGGAGCAAGAACCGCGTTCTTGTGGGTTGCGAGGAAGTACGCGTCAGCCATATACGCATCAGGAACCTTAACGCATTTCATGTCAGCTATAAGACCGACAACGCCCTTTGTCAGAGCTTTTTCACCGAGAGCGTCTACGCCGACAAACTCAGAGGACAGTCTGACCATGTTGTAGTATGTTGCAGGGAGGTACAGTATCCTGTTGTCCTGCGGTACCAGACCGTTGTCCATCGCTGTTGCAGCATCAAAGATCATCTCGACGATAGTGGACTTTGTGGGAGCGTTTGCTTCGGACTTCCTTGTGCCTGCAAGGTTTACCCACTTACCGAGCGCGTACTCGTCGCAGTACGGTACGACCTGCTCGTCAATCTCCATCTTCATCATCTTGGCACCGGTCTTAACATGTTCCTGATCGGAATGGTTGCCGGCGTCAACTGTGAGTGAGAAGCTCTTGTCCTGAGTCAGCTCCATGCGCTGCACGCTGTCCTGGATCTCCGTAGGTGTGCCGTACCTGTTGCCGGAAGCTGCTCTGTTGTAGTCGTTAAGTGCTACGGACTGAGGCGTATAGATGTTGATAGCTCTTACGCCGTCCCACTCATAGTCGTTAGAAACGTTGCCCTGGATAAAAGACTCGTGCGTGAATCTCTCATCTATGACTTTTGAATATTTCTCAGCAAGATTTATTGCCATTATTTATCACTCCTTCATAAATTCACTTAAGAACGGATCATTATTCTCTGACTGTGCCGTTCTGGCGCTGCCCATTGACTTGGCAGCGTTCTTTTTGTTTTGCGCATCTACTGCTGCTTTAGCCTTTTCATTAGCTATTACATGCTTCTGATACGCTTCGACTAAGGTCATACCTTTCGATATGTCCTCGAATACACTTTCCGGGATATCCTCTGCTTTGACATCCGGGTACAGGCTGTTAAACAGTTGTATATCCCTCTGTCTGGATATCTCTTCTTCAGTAGGCTGCGGTATATCAGCCCTTGCCATCTCAAGCTCAAGGTCTTTGTTGGCAAGCATCTCAGCTACATCTTCTTCGATGCCGTCATTTAAGTATTTCTGGTACAGTTCCTCGAACTGTGCCGCCTTATACCCTTCCTCGGCCTGAGTAATGATCTCGTCAACTGTAGTGTTTCTGCTGCGGGCCAGCTCTGATATACGTTCGGTGTTCTTTCTGATAAGCTCGTTATCAGCCTTAAGCCGGTCGTAATCGGCGCCTTTCTGCGCTAGTGCTGTCAGCTCATCAAGAGTATATGACTCTTCTTTGCCGTTGACTTTGATCGTGTACTTCTCCGGTTCATCTGCCTGCCGGTCACTGGTGTCCTGACCATCCGCATCCGCATCTTTTTCTTTTACATCTTCACCTTTATCACTGGTATCCTGATAATCCGGTGATTCGCTCGTAAAAGCATCTAAAAATGCATCTTTTTCTCCCGCATCCGTACTTTCGGTACTGCTCTCACTAACGTCCGCACTGGTGTCCTGCATGTTAGTAGCTTCATTACCTTCATCAAACATATTTACTTTTCCTCCAATCCTCTGGTAGCCAGGATCTTTTGTTTAAAATACAAAAGCGCGCTTTATATATAAGCACGCTCCTGAATTTTCACACTATCATCATAACACATCAAAACAGCAAAAAACTTTAATAGTTTTAAAAACTTTTTTTATGTCCTGTAGCTTAAGAAGTCTCCCACCTCATCGTTATAATCCACCACATCATAATCTTTGGGCTCCGGCGTTACCGCGCTGAACGGTCTACCGCAAGCATAATACCTCAGGGCATCCGGGGCATGTGTTATCTCGTGCGGTTCTGTAGCGCAGTCATTTGGGTTCTTATCAGAATACTGCAGCATAGGAAGTGTTCGGATCAGGTTAACGCAGTTTTCAAAGATCTTAAGCATCGGCTCTTTTTCACCTGATTCGTTCATTACAGGATTAAGCAGCTCATGAAGCGTATACCAGCCCTGGATACGGTCGTTCGATACCTGCGTTAAGACTACTCCGTTTTCAGAGAACAGCTCTGCTGTGCTTTTACCGGTATCTGAGTGCCGGTTCCACAGATCGCCCGGTGCGTATACCGCATCCGCTCTCGAAACGTTAAAACAACGCTTTATCTCCTCAGCTGCAGCTGATACTATAAGCCCTTCTTTGTACACTTCGTTTATTACCCATGTACGGCCTGTAACGTCGCATACATACTCGTATGCCGCAAGCATGTCCAGACCATAGTCAAGGCTGATGTAACGTTTCCAGTATTCCGGATAAACAAAAGGCTTGACTACATGTATATCCCGGTTAAACTCTGTAAAGTACTGTCCTTCAAAAACATCCCAGTCACCGTCAAGAAACGCTTTACGCCTTTGCGGATCAGGAATGTTTTTTAGTGCTCTCACATATTCAGGGTCATTCTGCATTAACCAGTCATTATCGTATACTTTGGCCTGGATAAACACATAGTCATCAGGATCCTCATCGTTTGTATACTTGCGGTCGATAAACAGCCGCTTTACCCAAGCATGGCCTACTCCTCCGGGGTTGCATGTTAAATACATCCGTGGATTAAACTTTTCTCTGCATATCCCTGATAAACGATTAGACTCTGTCAGTGCCGAATACTGGTATTCAGTGAAATGCGTAGCTTCGTCAAGACCTATAACGTCATACGCCTGCCCCTGGTACTGCAGCACGTCTGACTCTGTCTTACAATACCCAAGCTTTATGCTGCTTCCTGTAAAAAAAGAAAACTCTTTGGCTGAATCGGTGTATTTTACAAGCTTCGCTTTTATTAGCGGCTGCAAAAGCAACCGCATCGGTTTAACATGGTTCTCCCTGAGCTCCGGGTACGTGCGTCTTAGAAGAAGGATCTGTATGCCGTGATAATGTAAAGCCATACGGATCAGTTTTTCCCTTAAGGCCACGCTCTTGCCGCCTCCTCTTGCACCGCCGTATGCTACTCGTTTTTGATAGCATTCATAAAACAGCTGTTGCTTTGGGTATGGTTTATGAAGCTGCAGCTCTATTGTCTTACCGGCCATAGCCATCGTCTCCTATGGATATACTGCTGACATTACCGGCAGCATCTTCCGTTACTCTCCCTTGTGGTTTCCATTCGTCTTTGTTTCGGTTACACAGCCAGAACTGCAGTATCTGCGGATTAGGCGATATGTACTGTTCATCGTCAGCGTAGTCGATGACCTCTTCTTCCCTTATGCACTTACCTGATTCCTTGCTGTATTCTCTTATACGGCGTTTTATAGGTTTTTTGACAGTAACATAAAAACCGTGGGCCATGTGATATGCTTTATTCTCTATTTCTTTATCTGCAAGTTCCTTGCTTGTCTTTAGAACATCTGCTAGCGCCGGGTATTGTTTTTTGTATGATCTGAACGACGATATGGATACTTTAAGTTTTTTTGCTATTATATCGTCCGGAACACCGGACCTCGCGTATGCTGCTATTGCTTCAAGATTTGGCAGCACGTGCGTTAAGTATTTGTTCTTTCTCTGTTTCATCGTTTACCTCCACTGGTAGCCTGGATCTAACGAAAAAGAGCACTGGTATCCAGTACTCCCTGTTATCATTTTATCATCATAAAACACCAAAAAACTTTAATAGTTTTGGTTTCGCTATATAATGTTCGCGCGTACGCGCGGCGGTGCGCGTGCGTTATGCCGTTAATCGATAAGACCTTTTCTGCTTGCTAAGATCGCTGCTCTGTTGAGCACATCCCTTCGCCACATAAAGAACGTCCCTTCCGATATCTCAAGGTCTGACATCACACTGTACTTCGTCCTGTCTTTGAAATACACGAGCCGTATGTATTCTCCCTTGCCGTTTTTTGTGTTGCCGTACTGATTCCTTGACTCGTCGTCAAAGTAGCTTACAGTCGATTCTATAACTTCAAGCCAGTCTTTAAGTGTTCCTACTTCCCGCTCTATGCGTATGGCTTTTCGTGCTGTCGGATCCGGTGCAGCGGACTGTCTCTTGTTCGCCCCGCCGGGTACTGATGTTATGTTTTCCGCTATCTCTTTAGACTTCAACAAGACGTATTCCTTATCGGCTGTATACGTCTTAAAGTGCATCTCGATAAGTTTGTACGTTGCGCGGTCAAGTATCAATTAAGCATCACCTCTATATCGTTTTCGTCTATCTCACGTCTTCCCATTCCCAGATCCAGCTTGCCGTACTTCACGTATTTTGCGTACCTGTACAAGCCGCAATCATCCAAATACCTTGTTACAGAATACACTTCCCTGTATCCTTTCGGTGTCTCTATGTCCTCCTCAAGCTCTGATCTGCTTATCTCTTCGTATTCCACCAAAGGCTTATCAAGATTCCGGGACTGGCTCCAGCGCTTTTTGTGCGGATGTCTCGGCTCTTTGGTTATGTAATGCGCTATACCTGTGTATTCGCCGTTAGGCTCCAGCCTTGATGCCAGCACTTTACCGTGTGGCCATATATCATTAAGTTCGTCAATGCTCATCTTGTTCATGATCATATGGACATGGATCCGTTTGCTGTCTTCTATCACTGAAACGTACTTGAGTTCCGGCATTCTTCTTAGCTTGCGTATAGTTCTGACGGCTCTCAGGAATTTACGCACTGCTCTTTCAACTTCGCTATATGACGGCTGTACTTTGCTTCTGAACGTTAGAGTTATAAAGAGATCTCCCTGCTTAAAGTTACAGTTAATGACTCTGGACAGTTCTCTCACCTGGTTCATCAGATCAGCTGCTCTGCGTTTCTCTGCATCCTGCCGTGCTGTTGTGTATGCTCCGGATCTGAACGCCGGCATACCAAGCCTTTTACTCTTGACTGTTATTATCTCTATAACGTTTCCTGACTTTATGGTCTTTCGGTACATTGGCATTTCAATCTCGTCCTTAAAAGCGTTCAATTAGCGAGCCTCGCTGGCATGGGCTTTTCATGTTTTGTTTTCTAATCGCTCCGGCCCCATGAGCCATGCCGCAAAAAACCGGGCGCCTATTCATAGATTCAAGTGCAACCTGGGTCCAGCTTAGGTACTACATAGGCACTTTTACATCAGGTCAAACAGCGATGTCTGTACAGCTTCGGGGACGGTCTTTACCATTAGATCCTCTTCGCGCACAGGCGTTGTAAGTCTTTCAATATGTGAACCGGTTGCTTTCATCCTTGCGCCTCTGCCGTATCCACCTGATCTGATATACTTCGGCGCAGCTGTGCACCTCGGTGCATGCAGCACCGCGCCTACCTTATCACTCTTTATGTCGTATACTGCTCTGACTATATCTCCGGAACCGGTCAGCACAAAAAGGCTGCCTGTCGGATCCGGTTTATAGTATATGTTCCCTTCGACTGCTTTAAGCGTGCCATGTTTATCTCTTTCCCAGCTGATATACTTACCGCAGTACTTACATTTCTGACGTTTCATCTATCTATACCGCACCTGTACGGCAAGAATGATCTTTTTAGCCTCTTCTTTAGTACATTTATGCTCATAAAGCAAAGCCATGACTTCGCCTATTATCTTCATCATTTCGCCTTGACTTTTCATTAATCCCACCATCCCTGGTTCTTTCCTACAAGCAGCAGCATTATGCCTATGCCTACAGCGCACAAAGCTCCTATCAGCATTCTCCCTGCTCCTCGTGATTCATTAAAAACTCGTATAATCCTAACTTAACACCGGATACTTTTCGTCTTATAGCGTTTGCCCTTGCTGTCTCGATCTTTATGATAGCTTCATAGTCCTCTACTGAGTTTGGTTTATAATATCCGACGCCATCCTGCACGTTACATACGACCAGTCCGTTTGAGCTCAAGTCTTCTATCATCTTTCTTACTGTTCTGTCTGTACAACCCATACGGACAGCAAGCATATTCCTCGTTTGGGCGTTCTCTTTACCTACACCCAGCATGTTATATAACTGCTCATGCATTGGTGTCAGACTCTTATTTTTACTGCTCATCACATTCTCCTTTACTTGACTGTAACTTGCCGATTTCCTAAGTCATTCCCAAGTAATGCCTAAGTTAAGCCATTTTTTTACTTGACTGTAACTTGCTGCATATACATATAAGCTTTACATACATTGCTCTACCCTTCCCTGGTTTTCTTTCAGCTCCATCCAAGTATCAAATGATTTCACTATCCAATTGTGCAACATAGCGTTGTCCATCTTAAGGCAACATTTCGTGTTAAAAGTGACAGTCCCATCTGTGATGGACAGTTCTTTGTCTTGATTAATATCACTCATTTCAACTACTATCTTCATTCTTCTACCTCACCAATCTCTGTGTAACAAAATCAAAACAAACGGTATCCCAAATACCACTACAGGGATAAGTATAAATAGCCAAATAGGGATATCACCCGAAACATCTTGATGTGGGCTTTCACTTGCACGCCCAAGTAAAAACCATATGATATTCATCTTCTTCTCCTTTCCAACGCATCTCCAACACGCCTAACGCGTTAAACTCGTTGGATCAGTTTCTTCTAACGCGTATGCTTCAAGGATCAGTTTGTACAATAGATACCCTGGGCACTCTGATCTTCCGCAGTTGAACCATCCGCCTATAACCCAGCAAGCACATTCGGATCTGAGCTTCGCTCCGCATCCACTGCAAAAGTTCGATCTATCATCGTTTTCAAGGCCGCAGTTTTTACAGATCATTCTGTTTCTTCCTTCCTCTTTTTTTCTTGTTCGCTTCTACACTGCGCTCTATTTCTCTCATGCAGCTGTATGAGCAGCATACATAGTTTCTGCCTTTACTTCTTATCTGCCAGCCCCATATCTCTTTATATGGAACCTGAAACGATTTACCGCATACCGGACATATCCGGGATGGCAGTATACTGTCTGGTATTCTTGTCATCTGGTCTTCTGACTCCCTTTGAGCAAAAATCATTCGGTCCTGTCATCGTTGAAGTGCGCCCTCATCCGGGCTTTCCAAATATATTGTTTGTCCACCATATGCAGCCTTTGCAGCATATGATCTTTCTCGTTATCTCGTATTCGTTCATATCTCAGTATCAAGGGCGCCCCCTGCCGGGCACCCGGTATGCCTAATTCTTTGCGTTTTAGAGCATCTGTTCAATTACAGGAGCATTTACACCTTTCGCGTGACAGGCCGCGAAACTGTTATATTATTGGTTGAGCTTCTATCTTAAGCACCTGCAGTTTTGGCTGTTTATTTTTAAGATAGGTCTTACACTTTTTTACTGACTCTTCAAACTGTTCCTGCTTGTTCTTTTTGATCATGTCCAAAAACTCGATCACCTGTTCATTACTTTTCATTTATGCTCCTCCTTACATCGCTGCTGCCAGCACAAGCAGCATATATCCAAATCCAAACACCAGGGCGAATATTCCTATCGTGCCCAGTATGGATTCTTCATCTTTGTCTTTTCTTTTTTTATTTGTTTTAGCTATCAGCTGCTGCTCGCTGTGCGGCCGTTTCGGATCAGGTCTTACCGGCCTGTATTCGGCTATAGATCTGTAATTGTATTTATCTACCATATTGTTACCCCATATATTGTGTTGACAAATTTATTTCTGTACTATATGCTGTGTTTATACGGAAATATATCCGCAAATATTGCTGAAAGGAGGAATTCTATGCCGAATAAGAAACAGACTTCTAAAAGTGTGGCAAGTAAGGCTTCCAAAATGCTCAAGAGCAAGAAAACGAGCAAAACTGGAAAGTCGGTTGCCGGGTCTGCACTCTCTCAGACAAAAACTAAATAGCTCTGGCTAGCTGAGCGGGATACTATTTCCCGCTCTTTTATTCCTCCTCATCAGCAAAAAGTACTTCCAAGTCTATATCCGGGAAGAATACTCTTTTTATATCGTTTGCTTCCTTCAACGAGATTTCTGTCTTCTTTGCGAGCTTATCGGAAATGGTGTCACGATTCCGTCCTAGCATCAGAGCTATCGATCCTATACTCACATTTCTGATTCGCATCTCTTCTTTCAATCTCGGATAATGGATATTTCCGTTTCTTCCCATCTAGTCAATTACCTCTGCCAGTTCGTCACAGTACCTAACCGTCATCTCTTTCCACATATTGTTATCAACAACGTCAAAATATGCTTTGCTGCATAGCTTGTATTCCACTGCTGTCTTTGCGAGATGATCCAGCTCATCACGAACGATCTTCATGGCTCCGAAATCTCCCTTTAAGAACTGCTGGAACCATACTTCGTACCGCTCTCTGTAGTTTCTGGCAAACTTCTGCAGCATGATGTTAACCACTTTCTTTTCGGTCTTGCGATTACTCTTCGTCATAGTCTTCAACCTCCACGATTGCGTATATGTGTTTTTTCCGACCTTCCGCTTCCTGCATGACTTTCATGGCTTGCATAGCAGCTGCCAGTGAATTGAAGTATGCCAAATGCCTTTTCTTGTTTACGTACTTGATAGCGTATTTCTTCATTTTTAATGCTCCTGTCCTGTTATTTATATCTACTCCTGAACCAGTACAAGCTTCAGCCTCCGGGCTTGCTTATAACTGCGCTCAAGATCATCGATATCTAAGTTCCACACTTCGTATGCTGTCTTCGTGTCTATGTTGTGTTTATCCCAGACCTTTGTTCCGTCTTTAAGCATCTTGTCTTTTACTTCTTTTTTGATCTTTGCCAGATATGATCCGGATATGTTGCCGAACAGTTCTCTTATCTGTGCGTTACCTATTTCAGCCGGATAACTCAGATATATCTTTAATGCTGTTTCCGCATCCGGGATCTTTATTCTTACGTTCTTCATGCTCCTGACTCCTTTTATTCGTGTGATATAATCACGTTGAGGTGATAGTTTATGAAACGTTTGTCTGATATACAGATACTAATGAAGCTGAAAAAGCTTGATGATATTTTCCCTGGCACAGTCTTCTTCGATATTCTTGAGCTTGATCCTAATAATGATGTCCATGAAGCTCTTGTTTGTAATCGTATCGACAGTATGCTCAAAAAAGACTTTTTGCTGCATGGTCCTAGTGACGAAGATGATAATCCATGCTATATACTCCAGACCGGAGCGCTTAATGCCATTCATAAGTATTGGCGAGAAAATATCCAGCAGTTTGTTACTATCTCTATGGCGCTTGCCGCAATACTAGTTTCACTATTGAAATGATCAGTGCAGCTAAACTGATTGCAAATGGCACCATAGGGTTCAGTAAAATGTGCCAAAACATAAAATCTTTTATATCTTCCAGCCGCTTTTTCATGCTTCTCATCTCGTACTTAGGGTTCTTTATATTCCTCCTGACCTTGTCAAGAGGAATATATTATGATGTTGCGTAGCAATATCATGCGTCCTCTGCATCTTCTCTGAACAGA